TTGGATACAAGACAACTCCATCAAAGCCGAACTCTCGAGGATTTAGATCATTGGCTCAAATCCGTAACCGTTCAGCTGCTGGTGCTATCTATGAAACTGCTGGTCGCAAGAATCCTGGTGGCTCATCTCGCTCAAAGTCTCGTAACCCTAATGCTGGAAGGCAGTTTATAGAGGCTCTCGAGCCATTAGAAGGCTCAGGGAAAGAACGTGGACGTCTTATCTACAAAGCTTACGATAACGACCGTGGAGCGGCTCAGGACGGCGTAATCAAGGCAATCTTGAAAGCCGATAAACTATTTAAGGCAAGGATGGCAGACTTTTAGTGGCAAATGTAGTCATAGATATTGCAGCCGAATTTACCGGCAATAAGGCATTTAAGAACGCTCAGAAATCCACGTCAGGATTAGAGAAGTCAGTCAAAAAACTTGGCAAGCAACTCCTTGCCGTTTACTCAACTCAGAAACTCATATCTTTTGCTAAAGAATCCGCTAAGGCTTTCGCAGCTGATCAGAAGTCAGTCAATGCCCTCAATGTGGCTTTGTCTAATACAGGCAACGCTTTCAGAAGCGCAGAAGTCAAATCCTTTATTGCTGATCTTGAAAAGACTTATGGCGTAATCGATGACAATTTACGTCCAGCATTTCAAACACTTGTCACCGCTACTGGTGATGTTACAAAGTCAGAGAAGGCTCTCAATCTAGCTCTCGATATTGCCGCTGGCACAGGTCGCGATTTGCAGAGTGTCTCTATCGCTCTCGCTAAAGGATATTCAGGGCAGACAACCGCTCTAGGCCGTCTAGGTGCTGGCTTATCTAAAGCGACACTCAAGTCCGGCGACATGGATAAGATTACCGCTGAATTAACTTCTAAGTTCAAAGGTCAAGCTCTTTCAGCTGCTCAGGGTTATGCCGGTCAAATGGATAAATTGGCAGTTGCATCTGAAAACGCCAAAGAGATTATCGGAAAAGATTTACTTGATACATTTTCAAAGATTGCTGGCAAAGATGGAATCGGTGGAGCAACTACCGCAATGGAAGCACTTGCCACTCAAATCGGCAACGTCATCGTTGGCATTGGTGTACTTGCAAGCAAACTCAAGTCTATTCCTGGATTCTCTGCTTTCATTACTGGTCTCAAAACCAGCATGGAGTATTCACCTATTGGATTGTTATCTAAATTAGGTGCTAAATCTAAGGCTGGTACTCCTGGACTTGTGCCAATGCAGTCTCCAGCACAGAGAACGCAAGCAGTCAAAGAGGCGAGACTTCTTAAAGAAAAGAATGCTCTTACAGCCATCGACAATGCAAACACAACTCGCAAATTGACTTTAACCGGTGATCAATTAGCTCTTGAAGAACTGAAGAAGAAATTTGATTTAACTCGCATTGAACTCAATGCTGCTTTGAATAATGCCGTAGATCGAGAGACTCAACTTCGCTTGTTATCTCTGTTGGCAATTCATGACAATGATGCCGCTCTTGCTGGCAAGATTAAAGCTGAAATGGATGCAGCCGAAGCCGCTAAAAAACTTACAGCAGCAATGGATGCTTCACTAGCTGCATGGGGCGCATGGCAGACAATGATTGGCAATTCAATGGCCGCAGCAGCATTAGCAGCATCTCAGTCAGCGGCAGCAACGACAATCACGTCTCCTAGTTACACACCAAAGCCATACGCACCTGGCGATATTCCAGGACTATCAGGCACTCGAGGATTCTCAATGGCAAGTGCTACATCTCCAACGGTTGTGGTCAATGTTTCAGGATCAGTTACAACTGAACGCGATTTGGTATCTGCTATTACTCAGGGTTTATACAATAACCAGGCATCCGGTATTCCGGTCTCATACAGCACAAGTTATGTATAATGGCATTACCAGCAACCCCTATCGTCAAGATTAACCTTACTCAAGGTGCATCATTCGGAACTATCATGGTTCTTGGTACTGGTCAATTAGGCTTTGCCGAACTTGCCACAACAGTACCTAATATCATCGATGTTTCAGCTTCTGTGCTCAAGATAAATACTCGCAAAGAACGCAATCTATTGCAGGACAAATATTTATCCGCTCAATCTGTTGTCCGGATTGTTGATCCAAATGGTGACTGGAATCCACAGAATACGGCATCGCCTTATTATCCTTATCTTCAACCGCTTCGTAAGATTCAAATTCAAGCTAATTACTCAGGAACTCTCTATCCAATCTTTGCTGGATATATAACCGAGTACCAATACAGCTACCCAAAAAATCAGGAAGTGGGATACGTCGATCTCATTTGTTATGATGCTTTCCGGTTATTCTTTAACTCCAATGTAACGACTGTCACAGGTGCAGTTGCTGGTGAAGATACCGGTACTCGCATCGGTCGAATCCTCAGCATGGTGGGTTGGTCAAACTCTCAACGTTCGATTCAGACTGGCAACACGACCTGTCAGGCAGATCCAGGAACTCTGAGAACGGTACTCGCAGCTATTCAGACTGCTGAATTCACAGAGCAGGGTGCGTTCTATATTGACAAGGCTGGCAACGCTGTATTCAAGAATCGTCAATATGTCTATGATGCTCAATCAAAGACTCCGGTGGTATTCAATCAGACTGGAACAGGCATCAATTATTTCAATATCCAATTCGCTCATGATGACAAAACAATCGTCAATAGTGCGACTATTACTCGAATTGGTGGAACGGCTCAAAATTATCAGGATGCCACATCGATTGCTGCATTCTTTACTCACGCCGTCACAGCTGATCAATTACTTATGCAGACAGATGCTAACGCCCTTAGCCTTGCCACAGCTTATGTAACGACTCGAAAAGATACAACTATCCGCATCGATGCGATTACCCTGGATCTTGTGACTTTGGGATATGGCTCAGGAGTCGCAGCAGCTCTCGGACTTGACTATTTCGACACCATGCAAATTACCAATGAGCAACCTGGTACTTCTGCCATCACTAAGACTTTGCAATGTCAGGGAATCGCTCACGATATAACCCCTAATTCATGGCTAACTACTTTGACCACCCAGGAACCTTTACTCGATGTTATGTACTAGAATTGACCCTATGAAAGAGGTGTGCTAATGGCAACAGGCTGGCCAATGAAAACGACTTATGCGAATGGAGATGTCTATTCTGCATCGGATGTCAATGATATTACTGGCACGATTAACTTGCTTCAGACAAGCACACTATCAAGCCAAGCAGGTAAAAACGGAATAATCAATGGTGGCTTTGATATCTGGCAACGCGGTACAAGTGTTTCAGTATCTGCAAGCACAAACGCTTATACAGCGGATAGATGGGGCGAAGGCGGCGGAGCTAACGCTACAACTGTGAGCCGTCAAGCCACTAGCGACACAACAAACTTACCGAGCATACAATATTGTGCTCGCGTTCAACGCAACTCAGGTCAGACATCAACAAACGGAATAACTTTTGTTCAATCAATGGAAACCGTTAATTCAATTCCTTATGCTGGCAAGACAGTTACTATGTCGTTTTATGCACGAAAAGGAACTAACTATTCAGCAGCATCCAACGCATTAACCGCTTATATTATTACTGGAACTGGTACAGATCAGAACAGAATCGGTGGTGCATATACAGGAGATAACGCTTCCATTGTTACAACAGTTACTTTAACTGCTACATGGCAGCGATTTACCCTGACGGGAACTTTGCCAGCAACAGCAACAGAAATTGCTTCTTATTTTACTTATACTCCAAGCGGTACGGCAGGAGCGGCTGATTATTATGAGATTACCGGCGTGCAATTAGAACTTGGTTCAACTGCCACAACCTTTAGCCGTGCAGGTGGAACTATTCAAGGCGAATTGGCTGCTTGCCAAAGGTATTTTTGGAAAGTAACAAATGACACTGTTTCAAAAGCCATTGCAAATGGAGTCTATTGGAGTGGTTCAATTTTTATTATGACCATTCCCTTTCCAGTTGAAATGCGAATATCTCCTAATTCTACTGTGGTAAACGGAACGAGTTATTGGTACATTCATGTTGGCGGTTCAGATTATTGCGACACTTTAACGACAGCCCTAGCGTCTACGACAACTATTGATGCCGAATTTACTGGAAACGTAGCAGGAACAACTGGTTGGGGTGGTCAGTTAAGAACTGGAAGCGCCTCGGCATCACTTACTTTAAGCGCGGAGTTATAGCATGAAATACGAAATGAAAAAATTACAGTCAATGGATGTTGAAGTTTTGACTCGTCACAATGATGATGGTTCTGTTACTTATATTCCAATGGAATTAGAAAATCCTGAATATCAAGAATATCTAGCGAGCCTTGATGAAGCCTCTACTTTGTAAGGCAGGGCAACAACTTCGTGAGCAAATCGATGATTCATTTCCTAATCGCGATAGGCGCAGCGACGGTTGGATTGGGAATCTGAGTCATGCATCACGTCCGAGTGATCACAATCCCGATCCGATTAACGGAATCGTCAGGGCTATTGATGTGGATAAGGATCTCGACACACGACCCAGTACAGCTGCTTATCTTGCCGACCAAATACGTCTTTGTGCCAAGTCCGGTGAGAAACGAATTGCTTACGTCATCTATTCAGGCAAAATCGCTTCCTCTAAGAAATCTTGGAATTGGCGTACTTATGATGGGATTAACCGCCACGATCATCACATCCATATTTCATTCACTAAAGAAGGTGATGCGAACGGTAGTTGGTTCGACATCCCGATGCTAGGGGGAAAGTAATGCCATATACAG